CCCCCACAACGGGGGTGTCGGCTGAATATTTCAACCACTTGTAAATTGTGGTTAAATGTTTCAGTGTCAATGTTGACCTCAAACGGCAATAAAGCATTGCGGCTTTGTTGCACAAATGGAGCATTTTACAATGCCATCACGTAGCTACTCTCAGCCTCCACGCATCGAAGATGTGTGGGCCATTTATACCCCGATTTCGGGGTCCCCTCCACCTAATGATCGTTTCCTGTATTCAGGAGCGACCAAGTTGATAGAGGGAAGTTATCAAGGGCTTAATACCCCTGGATATCATAAAAGGCTTAAAGCTGGCGAGTTACTACCACTACAACCCTATGAACGCTTTGACTATGTCGAAGAGTCTCCTAGGGGGACGTACGGCGGAACTTACACCACTTGGAATCGTTCCTACACTTATCATGTAGATTCGATTCGTTCGATGGTGGGTTCCTCTACGTCTGTAGCTGACTGTGAAAACCGGATATCTGCTATGATATCTGGCATCAACTATGATGCATTGCTCCAAGCGGCCTATAGCAACATGCAGCCTGACCTCGATACGCTAACATCGTTAGCTGAACTTGGAAAGACTATAAAGTTGGTAACGGGCTTTCGGAAACGGTGGGTGGATCTTCTCACCCGCGCTAGAAAAGGCAATTTACGTTCTGCCGCAGAAGCGACAGGAGATGCATGGCTCGAGTGGCGCTATGGTTGGAGAATTCTAGGTTATGAATTCGCCGCTATAGCTAACTTCGTCGAGCACCCGGTTCGAGATTTAATCGAAGGCGGGCAAGCTGGTCAGAGTTTCAATGATTCATCTCAGGTAACTGAGACGTTCACTGGATACTACTGTCAGCATGATCTCATCTACACGCATGAGCGTGACGTAAGTGTTCGTGTAACAGCAGTAAGTAAGTTTAGCTCTCGAGCTATAAATACTCAGCTGTCTTTACCGAACACGGCCTGGGAATTGATTCCATTCAGCTTCGTTGCTGATTGGTTCGTCTCTATTGGTGATACACTTAGGGCATATGAAGTAAGCCAGTCTGCAACGACTAGCTATGCGGCATTGTCCTATAAGTATCATGAAGAGGGGCGGCTAGCTCTTGGTCCTTCTCAGAAGGGTTCAGGAGCAAACGCATCAAATCCCTACGCAACTGGGTCAGCTCATTCTCGAACTGACTATAAGAAGCGTATTCCTATTTCCGCAGCACCTACGTTTATCCCGCAATTTGATGTTGACCTAGACTGGAAGAAATGGGCAGATCTTGCCTCTCTATTCTTGTCTATCAATTCCGACGTAAGTCGGATTTGAAAGGTCAATTTACATCTAACTCAATATACCAAAGGAGGTATATATTATGGCGGCTTTAATAACCGACATTACGGAATTCTCCGATCAGGAGAACAAACGTACCTACTCCATTGCTGGACATACGGTACAAAAGCCTACGCTTCTTATTCAGAAGCGCAAGGTCCCACAGAGCTCATCAGCTAACGCTGAAAACGAGCTTCAAGTGGTATACGGTACCGAAGATGCAGCGGCTCAGCCGTTAACATCTAAGGTCGTGTTCACTGCTAGCGTTCGCTTTCCAGCGAACGCGTTAAGTGCGGATATTGATAGTGCATTACGCACTTTCCGCGAGGTTGTTGTTAGTGATGAGTTTACCACTATGGTAGACTCACAAGATTACCTAGCTTAATTCTGATGGACGTTCTTGAGATAGAACTTCCAAAAGCTTTAATCGAGGTACAACCGGCCACCATCGAAGTGATGGTTCCGGTTGTTCTTGCACCAACAACGGTAGAAGTATGGGGCGAGCTTGTAATTTCAATCTTACAAACTCTGCCTCTACTGATACTCCTCTTGTAGAAGGGTTTAAATTACCCAATCTACATTACTTAACGACTGGAGAACTTCAAAATGAAGAACCCATCCCTCCTCGACCGCGAAGGTCGATTGGATCCTTGGATCCTAGCGAGAGAACTAGCAGAAACACTGCTCCCGGACCATCCTGGCACCTTGCAAAAGGTGTTGGGGGTCCTACGGTCCCGTGACTTGAAGACGGTCACGGAACTTGGAACTATTCTCGACAACGAGTATCATGATGTCGAGTTCAACGTCCTCTGCTCATTAAGGCAAATTGCTTCTTTGTTTAAGAAGAATAACAGTTTGACTAGTGAGCACGCGGATGAGGTAGCTTATGCTACTTTCAAACGCGGTGAGAGGTTGTGCCGAATAAGTAATAGGAGGTTAGATCATTACCACGCGAACAGGCAAAGGTTGCCTGCTCAACTGAATAGTGATCTCTCCCGTATGGAGAAGTCCATATCGTACTTACTCGGAGACGTCGATGACGAATTATTAAACAGCTTAGCTGCTAACATTCGTCTAACTCCAGGAGCTACCGAAGACCGTACTCGTAAGCGCTCTTACCCCTTTCTAAAAATAACTAGAAAGATAAGGGCCCCTGCGAAGGCGCGTCTGTACCTAGAAAGTCTACTCCGTACATACGGGGTAGAACCTTCTGCCGTGAACTTCCATCCAACTGAGAATAACTCTGTTGTGATGGTTCCGAAGAGTTGGAAGACCTCTCGCACAATTGCGAAAGAACCAACGCATTCACTTCCCTTCCAATTAAGTTTGGATAAGCTCCTTAAAAAGAAGCTAAGAAAGTGGAACGTTGATCTCTCCAACCAGGAACGAAACCAAGAGTTTGCCCGAAAGGGCTCACTAGATGGTAGCTATGCTACCGTCGACTTGGCTATGGC